ACAACCAATAGCAAGCTTAAGATTACCAGACTCACCATCAGGTACTGGAGCATAGCACCGATCAGGAACACGATCATTGACAACCATTCCCTTAAGATGCTTGACTCTGTTTTTAGCATTGTCCATCTCCATCTGATGTACAGGGGTGAGACATATCTCCCCACTAGATTTATCTATTACTAAGAATGCTGCCTCATTGACACCGTTAGCTTGAGCATAAGCAGAGATCTGTCCTATGTAGCCAAAGGGATCATCTTCAAGTAACTTATTATCTTTAAACTTCTTAAAGCTAAAGCCTGATGCACTCTTACAATCAACCAAGACATCATCTATCATAGCATCTTGATGACCTAAGACACCTTCAACACTAACTTCTTTCTGTTGATCGGTAACCTTGTGACCTGCAATAGAGGCACACAGTAGAAGAAGTTCTTCTAAGATGTAACCATATAGAAACTTAATTCGTGTACTAGGTGCTAGGTCTTCAATCTCTTTCTTACTATTGACATCATACCATAGCTGTCGATCAGGCTTACCTATCGCAGATAGTCTAAGGTTCCCTCTAGTACGAGGCTCTTCATACATGAATGCTTTGATGTGAACTTTAAGCATCTCACCAAAGGTATCAATATGTTTATCTACTTCCTTCTCATCCATCTTAATTGGATCAAGAGAGAACAGATCGTATATATCTTTTACTAATGTATCAACTGTTTTCATGTTATAAAAAATAGGGGATGAAAACCACTAACAATTTCCACCCCCCAAGTCTCCCTTAGTTTAAATTAAGAAGCGAAAGGAATATCTTCTTCCACTTTATCAGTAACATAACCACCGGGAACTACAGCAAAATCATTGTCTGCACCACCAGTATACTCTATAAAATCTACAATCTGAACAGCCGCTAGGTCAGCAGAAACACCAGACTTACCTGCATAATTCCATTCAAACGGTATAGCTTTAACATTAACTACACTACCATTAGCAATCTTCTTACCATCCCAACCATTATTCTGAGAGTCTTTTACTATTGGACCTTGGCGTTGAGTACCATCTTTGCGTTCAACCTTACGCTTGATAGTAACAAAGTCTCCACGATCATCACCTTTGTTGGCTATTGTAAGTCCAGCAGCTTCAACTACTGAACGATTGTTTTCATCTACTTCAACTTGGATTGACCATACTGGCTCAAACTTAGTGTTAGGCTCAGTGATTGAAGCATAGTGACATTTACCTGTAATATATACTGGATCGTTCATTTCTATTTCCTTTTCTATCGTCACTCCATTGTGACATGCAACACAATCATTAAGGAGTATTCCTTTTTTGACTGTGACTTATGGTAACATACTTATATTTTATTGTCAAGTTATATTAGTAATTAATTTTGCTTGTTCTGTAGGTATGTGAAAGAAGGGTTCCTTAAGATGCGGTTCACCAACTCTCCTAGAGTTTTGTATCTTACCTACAGTAGAGCTACTAACTGTATCATCTTTAATAAACCAAGCTTGAGTACAGTCTGTATTGAAGACCACAAAATATAAATCATGGTCAGGGTATTCTTTATTTTTCTTGTCGATCAATCTCCTTTTTCTCTCTGGGATACGGACTTCTTTCCATGAAGGGTTCCAACTAGAACCCCACTGGTTCTTCACCTCAACTTCAAAAAAATAATTCTTATCTTTCTTAGCTGATACATCGAAGAAGTAATCTTCTTTAGCTTCAATGTCTGTGAACTTATTAGCTACAAGGTAACTTACGATTGCTTTCTTAGCTCTCTCATCGTTAGCTATGTAGGATTGTCTGTCAAACTTACGATTGTTATGTGTCATATATTCTCCTGTATAATAAGATAGTAAGTAGTTCGCAAGAACTACACTACTTACTATCTATTAACTTCTTAAAGTAATGTCCTACCTGTAGCACTTGCTCTGGTGTAGCAGAGGACATGATACCATTAGCCAGTGCAGAAACTATTTGAATATTGCCTTTAACATATCCTTTGCTAGGAATAATTCTATCTAAAGCAGGAGAATCATAATTTTGTGTGTCATAACCTCCAATAATAAATTGTATATTAAGAGCAGGGCATTTGTTATCTATAGGCCATATATCTTTAATGTCTTGTTCCGTAATATCAAACGGAAGATTATGTTTTTTGGCTCTTTGTATAGCACCATGTAGTTTCGATTTTATAATATTTGATTTATATCGTTTTTTATATTTCTTTTTATTTCTTTCATACTCCTCTCTACCTTTGGCCCTATAATGTTCTGGGTTCTTCCAGTATTGTTCTTTACCAGGCATATCAATGTGTCTCCATCCATGTTGTGCCAATTTTAAATTCACAGTCAAGAGGACACTTAACATCTAATGTCTTCTCTGTTTCTTTCATAGCATCTTTAGTTATCTTTCCAAATTCTTTAGCATCTTTCTTAGATACCTCGAATTGGTACTCATCGTGTATAGATGCAACTAACTTAGCATCAACACCTGACTTACGTATACGTTCCATGATATGCACAAGCCACTGCTTACATATGATAGCTCCTGCACCCTGTAGCAGAGTGTTCAAGCTGGCATAGTCTGCTCTAATGTGTAGAAGTCTACCATCAAGAGCTACAATAGTTCCTGATCGAGAAGCCTCAACAACATTCTCTCTTAACTTTTTAAGATGTGGCATATTACGTAAGAACTTAGCTATTAATCGCTGTCCTGTTAAAACACCACCACCCACAACCTTACCTATCTTAGCAGAACCAGCACCATAGAGAAAAGCATAGATAAAAGTTTTAGCTTGATCACGATCAGTTAGGCCAGCAGCCCTCATGTTGGCTGTATGTATATCACCATTAACAACTTCATTAGTATACTCAGGCCAATCCATATAGTGAGCAAGACATCGTAGCTCTAGTCCAGACGCATCAGTACCAATCAAGACATGAGTATCAGGATTAGATATAGTCCAAAGAGAACGACACTCCTTACCGTAAGGTGAGTAAGATGCTGGTACTTGAGCCATGTTGGGAGAGTTGTGAGCCATGCGTCCAGTGATGGTACGCAATGTCATTACTCTGCCACGTACTTTGTTATCATCTTGACAAGCAGCTATCCATGCTCTGACTAGACCAGTACGCTTCTGTAGTAGAAAGTATCTGCTAAACATCTTAGCTTCTGGCATCTTAAGAGTGTCAAGTATCTCTTCTGATACTATGATATTACCTTTGTCAGTAAACTTCTTAGGCTTCCAGCCACGTTCCATTAGTCGTTCAGCTATCTGCTTACGACTTGCTATATTAAATGGTATGTATTTTATTTTAGTCTTTAGCTGAACTTCAACAGGTTCAAACATCTCTTGAGCTTTATCTTCAAGTGACTGTTGCTCTTCTTCTAAGACAGCAAGGAAAGACATAGCCTCACGTAAGTTGAACGTAAAACCATTCTTCTCTTGCTGATCTACGATAGCTCTAACCTTAAGCTCAAGATCATAACTTTTACCAGAGAATTTCTTTCCTTCCTTCTCTAATTCCTGAGCTACCTTATGGGTTAGTCGTACATCTTGTCGGCAATACTCTAGCATCTCAGGTGTGTACATATCAAAGGTATCGAAGTCACCCTTTGGAAACCTCAACCTCTCACCCCATGATGCCAGTGAATGACCTCCATCTCTTATAGGATTGTATAGCTGTGACTCAATCAAAGTATCTCTAACTTGATTTACTTTTATGGTTGATCCTGTTAACCTATTAAGTATAGGTGCATCAAAGCTAACTCCATTGTGCATTATAAACTTATCAATACGTTTAGACCATGATGCAAACTCTTTACATTCATCACCTACCCATACCTTTTCCTTTCCATCAGAATAGTTACGGGCTACAATACAATGTATAAGAGTAGCATCAAGAGCATCTGTTTCGATATCAACTATTGCTGTTATCATTTTCTTCATTCTCCATGAGAGGATTATTAATCTCTGTCATTCTACCAGATTCTTTATCATAATGCAAGCGGCAAGCTATACCTGTATCACCAGTGTATCTATTCTTAAGAACTCTAATGGTAGTTGTATTAGCTTCAGCAGGATCATCAGCCTGTTGATTACGCTCTAATGCTACGACACTATCAGATAGATGTGCTATAGATGCTGACCCTCTAAGGTGCGACAGAGACACCTCTCGTCCATCCTCATGACCTCTATCACCTGATGGCCTACGTAGATGGCTGACAAGTAACAAGCCTATGCCTGTCTCTTCTACAAGAGAACGTAGCTTGGTCATAAGAATGTCAATAGACTTACGTTCATCACCATTATCTTCTTGACCTGATACTAAGATAGATAGGTGATCAAGTATGATCCACTTACAACCTAATGCTCTAGCCATGAAGCGAATACGGCTCAGTATTTCGTCATTAGATATAGAACCAAAGTGATCGAAGGCGAAGAACCTACCAGAACCAATGGTCTTATCTTGCCATTCCTTTAGCTGTTCCATGCTGAACTTCTCACGTATCTCTTTTATGTATAGTCTTTGGTTAGCTTCTACACTCATCAGATTGAACGCAGTATTTCTAATGTTCTCCTCCATTGCAAGCACACCAATGTTATCTTTGGTATTGCTCATGATGTGATGCATTAGTTCTCTAATGATACTTGACTTACCCATCCCAGCACCGCTAGTAAAGGTCACTAGCTCACCAGTTCTGATACCATAGGTCTTGGTATTAAGACCAGACCAAGGATAAGGGACTGTCTCACAATACTTCTCATCGTATAAGGTATCACCTAACTCTGATAGGTTTACAATACCTGCTGGTGTAAACTCTTTAGCATTCCACCAATCATCGTAGAACTTCTTACCTTGATTAGTCTTAAGGTATTCATTAGCATCCTTAAGATCAAGTGTAACTATCTTAGCTTTGTTAGGATCAAACAACTCAGCCACCTTGACAGCGGCTTCTTGTCCCGGCTTATCATTATCAAAACAAATCACTACATGCTCAAACTTATTAAGATACTCAAAAGACCTACGACAATTCTCTAGTGCAGATGCCGCACCATTCTTGATGGATACAACAGCCCACTTAGAACCAAGCATCTCATAGGCAGACATAGCATCTATCTCACCTTCACATATAGTAACGTACTTACCTTTAGCTGCAAAGATATTCTCTCCAAATAATCCAGAGCTTGCAAGGTTACCTTCAGACCAAAACTTTTTACCTTGTACCTCACGTACCTTGTTAGCTATGTGCTTGCCTTCTCTATCAAAGTACTGATAGATGTGATGCGTAGTTGTATTACCAGACCTTATGATCTGTGTGTTATACTTCTTACAGGTATCCTTCTTAATCTTACGTTCAGGTATGTCGGCTACCTGTCCTACAGTTTTCAGTGCAGATGTGGCAGGATTATTTATTGGTACTACTTTAGATTGTTGCTCCATTCCTTCATCTCCTTTAGAGTAAACATGACAACTATAACAATACGAGTGACCATCATCAGGATACGTAGCATTAGCATCGCTAGATCCACACTTAGGACACTCACCCATCTTAGCATTAGACATGGCTATACCTTTCTTATGATATACTTTACATCAGGAGAACAACACATAGCAATACATAATCTATTCCTATCATCTCGTTCTTCTTCTGCCTTTTCTTTCGTAGGAAAAGTCGCAACACCAACACTTCCTATTTCCTTTTCAAGGACTAACTCCCATTTAATTTTCTTCATAAGAGCTATCCCATAGTTCAGCTACGAAATCTTCTTTGTCTATCATGGCTTCATCTACTTCTTTCTTAGCTAAAGACTTAGCTTCATGATTATCATAGCCTTCTTCTTCATACTCTTTAATCTTAGAGTAGTATAGATACTTTCTTTCTTCTTCCCATAAATTTTTAATCATTTGTTATCCACCCATTTAGTTGTGCTAGGACGATTAAGATCAGACCTTAACTGTTTGTTTGTATCTTCTAACTCTTGTACTCTTTTCTTAAGTGTTTCAATATGTTTGTATAGTATGTCT